TCGGGTGACGATTGAGCCTTACGGTTCGAGATCTTCAACTGCGTCTCCAATTTCGCAACCGCGAAGGCGAACTTCACGGGATCGGTGATGGAAGCGATTTCCTTCGCTTTTTTCGGGTTCTTGCCCAAGGCATAAACGACAAGAGCCGGGTTTTCGGCACCTTGAACGATCATACCCTGTTGCATGACGCTGAGGGTGTCTTGGACGACATCCTCGGCAAACTCAAAGTCACGCACCTTCAGGCTGGCCTTCGCCCCCTGGTAGCCCTCCAACTTGCGCTCCCATTCTTTCTGAACAGCTTGGTGTTCAGACTTCATGGCAGCCTCACGGTCGTCGTGCTGGCGCTTCTTGTCGTACCATGCGGTCAGTTCCCGCTCGTATCGGTCGGTGTCGTAATCGGCTTTCTCAAGCGTTGGCTTCGGTCCAAGGGGCGCGACCCCAGGTGTGTTCCGCTGTTCGACCTGCGCTAAACGCTGTTCAAGCTCCTTGGCTCGACGTTTCTCCTCACGATACTGCTTGCGAAGGTCACGAACCCAATCGGGCGCGCGGGCCTCCTCATCTTCTTCCGGGGCTGGCGCTTCCCCGCCGATCGATATGACAACCTCTCCATCTTCGGCATCATCGCCTTCGCCTTCAGCTTCGTCTGCCATCTCGGCATCTTCGGCCTCTAGTTCAGTTTCTTCAGCCTCGACTTCAAAGTCCTCTTCGATCCGTTCTGCCAATTCAGTCATGCGATCCTCGCGATTTTCTCACCCATTACATTGTGCGGCTGGGCGGTTGCCGCATTCCGGTGGCGACGGTCTCTTGCAAAGCCTTCGCCGTTTTCACGACGTTGGTGCGCTCTTTCTGCTGAATGCCAGCAAGCACCTCAACGGTCTTGGCGCGGGTCTCTTCCGCACGCGCCAAGGTGTATTCTGTATTGGCCTGAGCCTGGCCAGCCTTGGCCTGCGCTTCCATCGCGGCGGCCTGAAGGTAGAGCGCCTGCGGATCGGGCTGCTGCGCGGCCTGCATTTCGGCCAACAGCTTCTCGCCTTCCTGCTCGGTCGGCTGGATGACGCCCATCTTGATCAGCTTGTCGCGGAAGTAAGCGCGCACCTCGCCGATGCCCTCGCCGTCCATGTTCATCATGGCCATTGAGGTCAGCACCTGCTGCGTCTCAGGATCTGGCGCGATCTGGATCATGCCCAACAGCGCGCGAACCGTGGCGCTGCGCTTGGTGGCCGAGGCCGGGCCGACATCAACAGCCACGTCGAACTTGGCGTTGGACAGGTCGTTTTCGTATTCGACTTCGCCGGTCTTGGGGTTGAGCATCGGCTTGCCGATTTCAATGCTGGACAACTCGCCGCCCAAGCCGACCGACTTCATCTTGCGGCCAGGCTCGACCACGATGTCACGCGCCATCGACAGCCAGACCTCACCGCAACGCTTCACGGCCTTGGACATGTTCGACATGTAGATAAAGGTCTGCATGTCCAGACGCTGCTGGATCAGTTCCACGGCCTTACCGCTGATGTTGGAGACGACCTCCTCGGCAGCATCGGGCTTGCCCAGCAGATCGTTCATGTCCTGCTCGGTGATCTGCAACAGGCCAGCCAGCGCAGGCGGGATCTGCGGCGGCTTGGTGTAGCCGACCGGGCCGGCAAGCGTCTCACCGCCGTTGGCGTCGGTCACAGTGTTCAGGAGCAGGTAGGGATAGTTTTTGAGGTTGTCCTCAGACCACATCATCTCATGGCCGGCCACTTGCTCCGGCGTGAAGATCGGCTTCTCGATGGTCGAAAGCGCGCTGATTTCGCCCAGCTTGGAAAGCTGCATGTTCTTCAGCCGCTGGGCGTCCTTGGCCAAACGCACATGGCCCATGCACCGCTCGACGTTGTCCACAAACCAACGCTTGCCATAGACGGGAATGATCGGGATCTGGTCGCCGGCAATGTAGCCGCTGTCCTCCAGCACCTTGCTGCCGCTCATGATGTACTTGCGCACCTTGCGGCGCTTCACGCGGCGCTGGCGAATCTCTTTGGTGCCGACAGCCTCAAGCATCGTCTCCAGTTCAGGATCTTGCTCGAAGTCTTTTTCCGAATACTTTTCTTCCTGCCCGTCGAGGGTCTGGAAAATGCGGATGAGTTCCGACGCCTCTTCGACGCGGTAGACCTCGGCAACGTAGACGACATCAGGCGTGGCCCAGTCGAACGCCACCTGCTCAATGCCCTTGGGCCAGGTGGTCGGGTCATCTTCCCAGACTTCGCGGTAGGCATCTGGCGTCATCGCCGTCAGCACATAGCACATGCGCGCGTCTGACTTGTCCTGGCGCTTGGCATCCAGATCGAAGAACACGGTGGTGTCAGCGTCATAGATCGGCTCAATGCGGATGCGCTGCTTTTCGTTCTCTTCGTCGTATTCGTCTTCGTAGACAGCACGCAGGCGGAACGCACCGAAGCCACCGCCGACAGCCTCCTCGAAAGCGTTGTCGTAGGCTTCATTGGCGCCGCTGTCCTGCTCGTCGGAACGGAACAGGCCATCGCACACGTCGGCCATCTTGTCGTCGTCGGTGCCGTCCTTGCTCACGAAGTCAACCGTGATGCGGTTGTTGCGGTATTCGTTGATGATCCGCATGACGGACAGGTGAACCTTGTTCACCTCGAACTTGGGCTTGTTTAGATATTGCTCATAGAGGTTTCCCTCCCACTGCGCGCCCGAAATCGAGTAAAAGCGGCGATCCTCCAGGCACTGCAAACGCTCATCGCGCATGGTGCTTTGGATGGTGTCAAACTCTGACATCGCTTCGGCATGAACATTTGCAAGCCGCTGGTCTCTGGTCATGCGGGCCAAGTTGCGCGCCTTTCGCTGGATATTTGGGCCGAAGTATACGGCAGGTCGATCTGAATATCAATCACCGTGCCATCGGCATGCTGACGGGGACGAGGCGGGCCTTCGGCTTGTCCTGCTTGGCCACGCGACGGGCGCCCTCGCAGGCATAGCGCAGCGCGTCGATGACGTGGTTTTCCTTGTCCTCTAGGATCGGCAAGATGCTGCCCGTGTCCCGGTCGGTCTTGTAGCTGTAGAGCGTCAGTTCATCGATGGTGTGCTTGCAGCGCGGGTGGACGACGATGTCAAAAGACTTCAGCCACTCGACGCCCTCCTCGACCGACTTCGGCCCCTTGACCGCCGGCATGATCTTCGGGAAACCGTTCTTGCGCATGTGGCTGATGGTCTCGGGCCGTGCGCTGTCGGCCACCATCGGCCAGCGTTCAGCCTCGGGGATCGTCATGAACAGCGAAGGCGTGTCAACGATCTCGCAGCCCACCTGATAGGCCTCATGGTCGATGTAGAGCTTGCGCCCGATGATGTGGCAGCGGATGCCGACGGTCGGGTCAGTGGCGAAGCCCCAGTCAGCGCCGAGGCGATGGACGGCATCGGGCGGCGCCTCAAAGTCCTCAATGGTCCAGTTCTTGAACACGCGGGTTTCGCTGTTGCGGACATACTCGCCCTTCCAGACATGCAGATATTTGTCTGGATCTCGCCGCTTGTCGTATTCCATTTCGTCCTTGAGAACGTCAGGGAACCACGGGTTTTCGCTGTAGTTCACCTCGACGATGACGCTGTCAGGCGGCGGCGTTGGCCCGCGCAGCAGGCCCTCGATCGGGTCAGTGTCGAACCGCGGGTTCCAACTGAACAGGAGTTGCGAGCCGGGCTTACGGATGGTCGGGCGCAGGAGATCCAGCGAGAACTGGCTGATCGACTGCGCCTCCTCGACCCAAGCAATGTCGAACCCCTCCAGCGACTTCACGCTGTCGGCTGTATGGTTCTGCATGCCCTGGAAGATGATGACGCCGCCGTGCGGGCATTTGATCTCGGCCTGCTGCACCTGGAACAGATGACCGACGCCCAATTCCTCGATCTTGTTTTCGATCAGCTTCTTGACCGATTGCTTCAGCGACTTCTGCACCTCGCGCACGCAGACCACGTCGGTCTTGCGCATGACGCAGCGCTCCACGATCCATTCCGCAAAGAAGGTTGACTTGCCAGATCCGCGACCGCCGAACGCCCCGATGTAGCGGGCGCTCTCGCGTTGCAGGATCGGCAGCGCCCAGCGAGGCGTGTGGATGGTGAGGTTCATGCCTTCGGATCGATGATGGTTCGCTTGATTTCGACCGGGATGGCGCCGCCGTCCGGGCCGGAGTGTTCGCTCTTCAGCGTGTCGTTCCAATCGGCGCGAAATCGGTTCTTCATCTGGAAAATGTAGCTGGTCGCGTTGAAGCCATCAACGCCGCCGAAGGTCGAGACGCGGCCCATCTTTTCCCACCATGCTTGGGAAAGGCGCTGGGCATGCTTTACGGCTTCCGAAAATTCCGGGTGTTCCTGCGTCCAAAGGTCAAAGGTCGAATAGGCCACGTCCAGTTCTGCGGCCATTTCGGCCTTACCCATGCCGTCGCGCCCGCACTGGATCACTGTCTCGCACATGGCTGGATCGTACTTTGTCGGCCTGCCTGCTGGCATATTGCTTACCTCATCTCGGACAGTGCGGCCCGGTCGCTGGGCGCATTCTAACGCTTCACGGCCAAATATGCAAACTGTCCGACGCCCTCGCGCTTGCAGAACAGGAAGGCCAGCTTATCCGTCTCGGCTCTGGCAGCCGCGTGGCGATGCAGGCCGCCGCAGTGCTGGCCGACATGGTAGACGATGCGGTCGCCCTTCTGCGCCTCGGCCAGCGCGTGGTAGAGCGCATCCGGCTTTGTGTCGCCGGTGATGTAGATGGTGTTGGTCATGCAATGCGCCAGACGTTCAGTTGATTGTTTATCGTTTTGGTCCTGAACCTCTTATTGGCTTTGTGCGCGTATGCGTGGACGGTAACAGTTGTTCTTGCGCCCGGCTTTCCGATGTCCCCTGCGTCAAGAACAATCCTGTCACCGACTTCCATTTCCTTCCACGGCCAGTCTGGACGCGATCCGCAATGAACAGGCTCAGAGCCATCAGCCTTGAAAACAGTATACATGTCATGCCCTCCATCTTTGTATATGAAGTATAAAAAGTATTGCACAAAATATCAACGCGAAATCACCTCATCTTTTCGATTAGTTAAGTAGAAATATATCAGCAATGTAGCACGTCATGCTACTTTGTAATCCATTGAATTATTTGAATTATTCTTCTTATATAGATAAGTAGAAGTAATAGTAGATGGGTTTTACAGAATAGACCCCCACTATAGGGGCCTTTCTGACGGAAAAATATGTGTCCCTCGGGCGATTTCTGCTACTTAGCAACATAGACCGATTTCCCTTTTGTTTTCAGTGACCTACAAAGTATCACGCGGTCTATATAGCGTGATACTTTGCTACATAAGCCAATCACACCACGAACCACAGGTCTGGAACCTTTCCTGCCCGCTTTCGCTTGCCATCTTCGCGGCGGATCATTCCTGCGCTCACCATCTTGTTCAGTATTGGCTCAAGCGCCTCTGGTTTTAGGTGCATTCGGTTCGCCAGCACCTTGGTCGATGCGCCCTTGTCTGGGTCAATGTAATTGATGACCCGCGCTGCAATGGCTTCCTCTGGGCGGTCCTTGGAGTTGTCGTTGGCAAAGACAAGCTTGATCTTGGCGTCCAGTTCGGCGCGGACATAGGCGAAGGCCCAGCGCACATGCTCGGAGGTTCTCTGGGCTGTTGGGATGGCCAGAATAAAGCTGATCTTTGCCACCAACTCATATGCGCGGCGGATCATGGCAACGGATGCTTCGCCGGTGTTCTCGCCCATCTCCTCGGCATAAGCGTGCAGCCACTTGGACACCTTGCGGAGCATTTCGCTGGCGTCATCGTCAGTCTTGACGGGTTCGCGGTCGCCAGAATATTCCACCCGCCCGCCGCTGTTCATCACGTCAAAGTTACCGCCGTGGAAAATCTGGGCCAGCCTCATAGCAAGGTTTTCTGGCATCGGGCGCTTGCGGAAGTTCTCGCGTTCTTCTGGGTTGTTGTCGGTCTCTGCCACGATGATGGCGCGGCCCACAAAGCCCTGCGTTGCTGTTTCGCCGTCCATGATCTGATCGAAGGTGCCGGGCGTTGTGAAGCCGACCACAGAAAGAAACGGGCGATCAAGGCCCTGATCCACCATGTTCAGCATACGCTGTGCGCGGGCGATTAAATCATCGCGGCCATCATCTTCAGCCTTGGCCAGCATTCCGCCGAACATCTTGCGAAGGTCGCGCTTGGTGTCGCCCTGCAAAAGCATTCGGCTGTTGGCCTTTGAATAGCCCGACATGATCGCGCCGAACACGCTTTCGAGATATGCCGCCCCACCGCGCTTTTGGGCGTTGCGAACCTTGATAAGAAAGATGCCGATCTCGTCGATGATGTAATAGGCCGACTGATGTTCAATCAGGTTCCGCATGATTTCCTGCTCGGACTTGATGCCGCCTTGCAGCGCGTAATGCACGCCTGCCGCAATGTGTAGATCGGTCAGGGCCTGCATCACAGCTTCCTTGCCGGTGGCTGACGCTGCCACGCAGAAGGCCAGCATGTTGGCTGTGACGCCATCCCGCAGGTCTTCGTGGCGAAGGCCGCCGATGTTGCCGATGGCAGAAATGGCAGATGCCACGGCCAAGCGACGGCGCGGATAGCGGCACTGGCTGTCGATCCACGCGGCCACGTCACCGACAAAGCCGGGAGGGGTGAGAAGGTCTAGGCCGTCAAGTGGAAATGGCGGGGGAAAGCGGTCGTTGCTCTCCGGGGCTTCTGGCGCGGGCGGTGCGAAATCTTCGGCGCTGAACTCATCCTGTGAATAGGCTTGCGCGGCTTGAGGTGATTGCCCGAACTTGGCCCCGTTATAGCCCGCCTCAAAGTCTGCGAAATCGTCGGCACTCATTTTTTACCTTCCATTTGATCTGTGGCCCATTTTGCAAAGGCCGATTGTTCGCTGGGCGACATGCGCCGCCAAAGCGCGCCGACAAGACGCTTGATCTGCCGAGAAGCAAACAGCGCATGACCACCGCTCATGCCGCCAAGCCTGTCAACAGCGGCAAGAGCATAGCACTCAAGCTCGGATGGGTTCGCAGTCTCGGCCCAGAACCTTGCGTCATCGCGGGCAGTGCCGTCAATGAGCGGCAGAAGCGGCAAGCCAGCCGCGCGGATGTTCAGCCAATCATAGGCAGCCCATGCAACAGCCTCGGGGTCTTGCTCGGCCAGCGTGTCAAGATAGACAACCGCCTGCGAGACGATATGCGCCGGGCGTGCAGGCCGAACAGGCGCGGGGAAATCAGGATCGTGGGTCATGCGTCACGCGGCGAAAGATAAAGGGATAGCGCCTCTATCGTCCTCAATGTCGGGTTGGTGTTCTTGCCGTCGCGGATCGCGGTCAACGTGTTTCGGTGAACACCCGTCGCGTCGGCTACTACATTTAGCTTCCTGTCATGCAGAAGGCCCTTGATCTGGTCTAGCGTCATCATCTGAAAAAACTCCTCGTTTGTGCGTCTATGCCCTCTTGACATACTCCCGCGCACAATGCAATGTCAAGTCACCGGGTTGAGAGCCTGCCCCGGTCAGGCGAGGCACAAGGTGCCAAACATGAAAGGAACGATCCATGTCAATCATGGAGTTAGCACGCAAGCCGGTTGACCGGCCTGTCATCGTGACAGTTTGCGGCGATGCTGGGCGGGGCAAGACAAGCCTCGCAGCGGCATTTCCGAAGCCGATCTTCATCCGCGCAGAAGATGGGATGCAAGCCATCCCGGCAGACAAGCGCCCTGATGCGTTTCCGCTTTTGCAGAGCGCATCGCAGCTTTGGGAGCAAATCACGGCTGTGATCCACGAACCGCACGATTACCAGACGCTGGTTATCGACAGCGTAACCGCCTTGGAGCGGTTGTTCGTGGCGGATGTTCTGGCGCAAGACCCGAAGGCCAAGAGCATCAACCAAGCTCTTGGCGGATACGGCGCTGGCACGGCTGCGGTGTCTGCTATGCACCAGCGCGTCCGAAAGGGTGCTGGGCTGGCAAATGAAAAGCGCGGGATGCACGTTGTCTTCGTGGCGCACGCTGATGTGGAAACGCTGAAGCTGCCCGATGTTGACGATTACATGCGCTGGACCCTGCGCCTGCCGCCTAAATCGCAGCCGCCCTACACCGACGATGTGGATGTTGTCGGGTTCCTGCGTCTTGTGACCTACACCAAGGGCGAGGACGGCGACCGCAAGAAGGCGATCAGCACGGGCGATCTGGAAATGGTCTGCCATGCTACGGCTGCCAATGTCTCGAAGAACCGCTACGGCATCACCGATCCGCTGGATTACCGCATCGGGGAAAACCCGCTGGCCAAAGTCATCCCGTCGCTTGGCGGGGCAAAATTTAACACCAATGAAGAAGGAGCCGAATGATGGGCTTTTGGGACTTGAGCGACGGCGAGACAGCCGCAAACACCGGCACCGAATATGAGGTGCCTTCTGGCAACATTGAACCGATCCCGGCGGGATCTTCCGTGCTGGCCATGATCGACGAATGCAAGTGGGAGATGAAGCCCACCGGCGAGGAGTTTATCTCGGCACGCTGGACAGTGCTTGCGCCGGAGGAATACAAAAACCGCAAGGTGTTTCACAAGCTGTGGGTTTTGGACATGGACCCCAGCGCCAAGGACGAAGCGTCTGGCATTAAGAAGCGCGACAAAGCCCGCAAGATGTTGGCAGCCATCGACGCCAACGCAGGCGGCAAGCTGACCGCAAAGCCGGGACGCCCGACCAACGATGATCTCTTGAGCCTGACCAACAAGCCGATGGTTGCAAGCATGATGATCTGGTCAATGCCAGACACGCGCAACGGCGGCATGATGCACGGCAACTGGGTGTCAGCGGTGGCGTCAAAGGGCGCGAAGGACATCTATGTCGCAGAAGCAAAGCCCTTGCCCGCAGCGGGTGCTACACCGGCACAGCGCGATGATTTCGGCACAGGCGGTGGCGGCTATTCCAAGCCCGGCTTGGTCGATGATGACATCCCATTTGCCCCGGCTTGGTTGATCTAAGCTGGAGCAAGGTTGCCAGCGTCACGAAGGTGGGAGAGGCCGATTACCCTGAGCATTCAGAGGCGCGGCGCTGGCAACACCATCAAAACACATAGGAGCCAAAATTGGAACAGCGAACAGAAGAATGGCACGCAGCACGCAAGGGCCGCATCACAGCATCGTCTGTGGGGGCGATCTTGGGCCATGCACCCTATGCCACGCGCGACGATGTGATGCGCCGCATGGTGCGGGAATGGGTCGGGGCGGAGCCGGAGTTTGAAGGCAACATTGCCACCGAATACGGCACGCGCAACGAGGCTGGGGCGCTGACTGAATACGTGATGGAAACGGGAAATGCCGTTGAGGCTGTCGGGTTTATCACGCGCGAGGATTGGGCAGGGTGCAGCCCTGACGGGTTGATTGGCGAATATGGCGGCCTTGAGATCAAATGCCCGTTTGGCCTGCGGAAAGATGAAACGCCTGCGTTTAAGTCGGTCTTTGACCAGCCCCATTATTTTGACCAAGTGCAGTTTTCGATTTGGGTCACGAATAGGTCATGGTGGAATTTTTACCAGTGGTCGCCAAACGGGACTTCAATGGAAAAAGTAATGTGGAGCGGGTCTTGGCAAAATCAAAACCTGCCAAAACTGCGCCAGTTTTATGCGGAATATTTGGCGGAACGAAAGAACCCTGCGATCCACCTTGAGCCAAAGCGCCAGATTATCGACACGCCGGAAGCGCACCGGATCGCATCCGAGTACGACCAAATCTGTGAGGCCATCGACCGCGCAGAGGAACGCAAGAAGGAGTTGCTTGCTGATATGGTTCGCATTTCAGGGCAGAAGGACACGATCTTTGCCGGGCGCAAGCTGACAAAGGTCGAAAAGGCTGGCGCGATTGCCTATGCCAAAGCTGTTAAGGCGCTGATACCAAATGCAGACCTTGAACCGTATCGCGGCAAGCCTTCAAGCTATTGGGTGGTCAAATGACCCTCCGCCCCTATCAGCAGGACGCGGCAGATGCGGCGTTGGAATGGATGAAGCGCAGCGCAGCGCCGTTTGTTATTGATGCGGCCACTGGCGCGGGCAAGTCTCACATCATTGCGGAGATTGCCCGAGTGATCCACGACATGACGGGCAAGCGCGTTCTGTGCCTTGCCCCCAGCGCCGAGTTGGTGATGCAGAACCGCGAGAAGTTTCTGGCCACGGGAAACCGGGCCAGCACCTTTTCTGCCAGTGCCGGTGCAAAGGAATTGCGGCACCCGGTGGTGTTTGGCTCTCCGCTGACAGTCAAGAACAAGATCAGCCGCTTTCAAATGCAGGGGCCAAGCGGCTACGCGCTGGTCATTCTGGACGAGGCGCACGGCATCACTCCAACGGTGCGGGATATCATCACAGCAATGCGCGAAGGAAACCCAAATCTGCGCGTGTGCGGGCTTACGGCCACGCCTTACCGCCTTGGGTCCGGGTGGATTTTTCAAGAACACGACAACGGGCGCATAAACGGCGAAGATACAGCATTTTCCCCCTACTTTGCGAAGTGCGCCTACAAAATAGATGCACGTGCGCTGATCGGCATGGGCTACCTGACACCGCCTGTAATCGGGGCCATCAATGCCAGTGGATACGATACCAGCGGGCTTGCACTAAACAGCCGTGGCCAGTTTGATGCCGACGCAGTGGACCGGGCCTATCATGGCCAAGGGCGCAAGACGGCGGCGATTGTGGGCGACGTGGTGGCTCAAGCCGCCAATCGCAAAGGCGTGATGTTCTTCGCCGCCACCGTGAAGCACGCGCAAGAAATCATGGCCAGCCTGCCGCCAGAGCTTTCCGAGATCGTCACAGGGCAAACCCCTAAAGCCCAGCGCGACAGCATCCTAAAGCGGTTCAAGGCGCAGCAGATCAAATATCTGGTGAACGTGTCGGTGCTGACCACGGGCTTCGATGCAAGCCACGTCGATCTGATTGCCATCCTTCGCAAGACCGAAAGCGTTGGCCTCTTGCAGCAGATCATCGGGCGCGGGTTGCGCCTGCATGATGGCAAGACCGATTGCTTGGTTTTGGATTACACGACCAACCTTGAGGACCACTGCCCGGATGGTGATCTGTTTGCACCTGTTGTGAAGGCTAGTAAGGCTGGTGGCGGTGGTGACGGAATGACCTGCATCTGCCCGTCTTGCTCATATGAAAATATGGTCAGCGTCAATCCGCAGTATTTTGACTATCCGCATGATGAGGCGGGCTATGCGCTCGATTTGGATGGTCGGCAGATCATGTCCGACTTTGGTCCAATCCCGGTGCATTTCGGTCGGCGTTGCATGGGGATGGTGCAAGCTGGCAAGCGCGGTGAGTATGAACGCTGCGGCTATCGCTGGACGTTTAAAGAGTGTCCAAATTGCAGCATGGAGAACGACATTGCCGCGCGATACTGTGCGTTTTGCAAGTGGGAAATCGTCGATCCCAATGAGAAGCTGAAGGCAGACTTCAAGGCGCTGAAACGCGATCCCACGCGCTGGCAGACTGACCGTGTTCTTAGCATGTCAGCATCGCCCAACATCAGCCGCAGCGGCAACAAGACCCTGCGCGTTGAATGGGTGACACCTTACAGGCAATTCACAACTTGGGTGATGCCGGAGGCCAAGCATATCAGAGGGCAGTCTCAATGGAACGCTTTTGAGGCTGCCACGCAATGCGGGACGGTTGCGCCAAGGACCGTGACGTATCGCAAAGACGTTGAGAGCGGCTTCTTTGACATCCGCGCCTATAACCGCCCGGAGGACATAGAGCCAGAAGCGCCAAGCGTTGCGGAAATTGAGTGGAACCCATTTAGCGAGGAAGAAAAACATGCGGCTCAGTGATTTTCAAGACATCGCGCAGAATGGCGTGCTGACATTTGGTGATCTGGAGTTTCGCGGCAAATGCCCGACCGAGGAGCAAGAACAGATCACGTTCTTCGGTCGGCTGCGGCGCACGCATCCTGATACATGGGGGAAGATTGCTCTGCACCCGCGCAATGAGGGGCTGCGGATCGGCGGCCAGTTTGGCGCGGTGTCGAAGCACAAGGCCGAAGGCATGACGCCGGGCGCTTCGGACATCATTATTCCGGCGCGGGTGGCCTTTGTCTGCGAATTGAAGCGCCGCGATCCGACGCAAGGGCGCTGGCAAGATGGGCAGAAGGAATATCTTGCAGCATCGGCCAAAGCTGGGGCATTTGCCTGTGTTGCGCTTGGATGTGAAGCGGCTTGGCAGGCTTTCGAGGCTTGGCTGGCGGCCAGTGATTTAGCCTAGCTTGCGCCCGTAGAAGGCTTCCAGTTCTGCAAGCCTTTTTTGGATTGCCGCCTTGGCGTTTTCGTCTAGGCGGTTTTCTTTGTGCAGTTGCAGCATGTAGCCTTTAAGTTCCTGCACGCCGATAATCGTGGCTACCTTTTCGGCATGTGTTGGCTCTTTCCCACGCGCCGAAGCACGCAGGCAATGCCATTCTGCTTTGCTCCTTTCGAGCCTCACCCTTCCCTCACCGCGATCTCCCCGCCACAGGCCAGATAGCCGCAGCCATCGATCCAGTTGTCCGCGTGTGCCGGGTTCGACTTGGCGCGGGCCAGCTTCAGCAGGGTCATCATCACGGCCACGTCGTGGGCAGTCACGATGGTGTCGAGGTGCGCGGTCCAGTACAGGGCGATGAGGTTGAAATTGCTCTCCGCGTCGCCGTGCGTGGCGTCCCGATCCTTGGTGACGTAGGCCTTTGCGGTGTCCAAGATTTCGGCGCGGTTCATTTCCACGTCCCCTTGTCGCGCAAGCTGTCGATCCCGGTGATCTCGGCCAGCCGGTTTCGGTAGATCGTGCCGGGAGTGATATTGTTTTGCATCCAGCGTGACATGCTGGATTTTGCGACGGGGACTTGGTCTGCGATCCAGCCAAGCTTGCGCCCGCCGTCCGCCGCCCACTGTCTGATTTGGTCTTGAGCCTTCACGGCGTCCTCCTGTGCTTCGGTTCGATCTGTCTATTTGTGAAATAATTTTGCGTCAAGTGCATTTTTTCTGTTGCATGCGGCGCGCGTGGCTGTATGGTGGGGATACGAACTAGCAAACAAGGATGAACAAGATGACGATGAAACTCACAAGCAGCACGGGAAGC